ATCAAATACATCAATCTTCTTTTTTTTATTTGTGCTTGCTTTTATAATAACTCCAAGTTTTTTTGCTTGTTTCCTAGAATAATCTGTAATTGTATATGAACTCATTATATAGTATTTATAAACATATATTTAAGAACCAACGCCAAATTGAGTTGATACATTAGCCATAGGGGGTGGTTTAGGAATAGTAGGATTCTTATGACTCATCGCCCCTTCAACTCCGCCGACGATTGTTCCAATTCCTAGACCAGCCATGATAATCCAGCCGAGCGGTCCTAGAAACGCTAACCCAGCATCCGCTCCAGCTTCAGCTGCAAGTCCTCCAGCTCCACCGCCTATAGCTTCTCCAATACTTGCCCCAGCTCCACCGCCTATAGCTTCTCCAACACTTGCGCCCGCATTAGCTACTGCGCCTTCTACTGCGCTTGCTCCAGTAGATATAGCTTGTTCTCCAGCAGAAACTCCAGCATCTTCTAAAGAAGCAGAAGCAGATGCTCCAGCATCCGTAGCTGAACCACTAGAAACCGTTGATGCTTGTGCGGAAGCTGCATTAGCTCCTTCTGCTAATTCGCCTTCTGCTGGTGTAGTTTCATTAGCGGATCTTTGTAGCCATTCTGCGTTAGATTCGGGGAAAGATTCGGGGTCATACACTGGATTATTAAATGTTACGGTGTTTTCTAATCCTTCGCTTTCTGCTTCAGTGGATTCAATACCTTCTTCACCACCTTCTTCTTCACCCCCCACCTTTTCTTTAATTTTTGAAATGGCTTTTTCTGCGAGTTCTTTTCCTTTCTTTTTAGCAATACCTTTTAATTTACCAACAATTTCTTTACCAGCAATACTAATAGGTTTTCCTAGAATAAGTCCTCCTACAGTATCGGTAGGAACTTCTATTAGTTTTTGTAGTGATTCGTTTTCGCTTAATTTAGTAGCGAATTTATTACTTTGTTCTTGAACTTTAGCATTATGAGAAGCTATAGCGTTTCCTAATAGATTTGAGTAATTTTGATAGCCTTGCATTATTATATAAATACTGTAGATATATTATTCTTCATAGTCAGAGGTATTTAATGGTTTAAATTCGCTATTCATATACATTCTATCTTTTTCATTACTGTAATTTACTATAAATGTGGAATGTTTTGTAGGTGATACGGCATCGTAAAACATATTTTTAAAGGCTTTTTTACCCGATTTCAAATAATTATGGTCTGCTTCAATATCCTCTAGTTGTTTAGAATTAACTTCAAAACAGACTAGACCGCTTATATTATTTCTACATACTGGAGGACATTTATTATAGAATTGTGTTGTAGCAATAACGCTACATAAAAAATGGCGACTTCTAATAAATAAATCTTGAAATGCTCCGTTATTCTTTTGTTTCATACTAGGCATACAATCATCTACAATAATTAAAGAATGTCTAGGTTTTTCTTTATTTTCTATAGCTTCTTCATATTGTTCTTGTATAAACTCTAATACAGCTGATAGACTGTCTTCATCTAAACTCTCAAATAGGTTTTCATTCGGCACGCGTTTCTGCTTGATGATAATCTGATTTTTTGTTTCAGCCATAGTAGAGTTAAAAATATAGATATCACTCCCTATAAAATCTTTATTATAAAATTCATCACGCAGTACATAGTTAGAAATATTAACACCTTTACCTTGTCCAGTTTTTGCATTTATAAGTAATCTCATAGGTAAATCAAAGATGTCTTTCTTTTTAATAACCTTCTTATGGTTGTTGTCTTTTACTGCTAAAATATTATATTTACTCATACTTATTTACAATATAGGTAGATAAATAAAAAATACAAAAATCCTCTATATTTGAATTAAATCATCAAGGACATCATTAAGATTACATATTCTACATAGAATACCTCTAACATTTTCACGAGTATATATTTCGTGGTCGTGATCTAAATGTTTATCGTAGTTATATCCTTCTTCATATTGCTTAAACGATTTACCACAATAAAAACATTCATCACATTCCATATAAATCTTATACATTTCATCATAGTTGTCGCATTTTATACCGATACGCTTCCAGTTCTTTATAATATGATGTTTTCTTCCTTTTTCACTTTTCATATAATTAGCATTATATTCTTGTATATAAAGTTGTCTTTTAGTTAGAGTAGAGGGGTCGGTTTTTCTAGATGGTTTTTCCATTTTATATAATATATATAGAAATAAATTAGAACGGAGCAAACGCGAATAGTGATTTCTTAATTTTTTTAGGTGGTTGTGGAATAGGAATGGGTTTAGATGGTGGTGGAATATTCCTTGGTTGTTCTTTTTCAATAATAGCTTCTTTCTTTTCAATAATCTTTTCAATCTTGGCTTCTACTTTTTCTTCCTTTTTGCTTTTATGCAACATTCCCTTTAATTCTCTTAATTCTTGTTTGAGTTCATTTATATCATCTGCTATGTTCCATGTTTTCTTTATTTCTTTTACTTTTTCAGTATGTTCTCTTTTTACTTTACCGTGGTCTGCTACATTTTCGGCAACTTGAACTATTATCTTTTCTTCTTCTAATTTGCTAGGAGTTTTGATTTCTTTTGGTTTTTCAACTCTAGGCTTTTCTTCTTTTTTAGATTGTTCATCTTTCTTTTTAGATTCCCTATTTTTTCTTGAGGTTTCTCTTCCTCTGCGCAATTGGTCTAATAACTGTGCTTTTCGTTCATTAGTCATTTCCTTACGCTTTTTTAATGGTTTTTTCTTTTTTATGAACTCTTCCTTTTCTACTACTGGGTGTTCCATAGTTGTGCCGTCTTCTAAAGTAGTTCTTACGAATACTTCTTCATTACTCATTATTCTATATATAATAATTAGAAATATAAAAAATAGATTGTTTATTCTCTTATATCAAATCGCTTTTCTTCGCCATTTTCAATTAAAAGGACAAGTGTTATCAATCCTCTTGAGGCAACTGCAGAACCATCGTTATTTAGAATCCTTAATTTTAAGTTTCTAATTGAAAGTGGTTGAGCGTTATCTATATCAATAAAAACGGGGTATTGTTCTGAAAAGATGACTTGATTATTATTATCATCTCTAGGAATAACTGCGAGATAAGATTTTCTTTGACTAGTTGCACCATCATAAGAGGTTAGTCCTATATTCAATAGTTCAACAATCCACGCATCGGATTTATTATTTGGTCTAAATATATTTTGTCCTATAGCACTAAAATTATTAGTAAGAGTTGTTCCGATGCGTGGTGTTCTAGCAGATGTAAATCCTAGAAATGATGCTAATGATTGTCCGCCGAATTCTAAAAAGTGTTCGGTAGCTTGCAATTCTTGGTCGGGTGGTGTTGCTCCTACGATAGCTTCTTTAATAGGTTGTGTTTTTAAATATGTATCACTTAAGAATGGACTATGTGTATATCTGAATTTACCTACTGCCGTAGTTACAGAATCGCTATGAAATATCACAACTGGAAATAAGTTAGTTAATGGAAAAACACCGCCTACATTATAGTCTTCTTGGAATAATATCGTAAATGTGTCTGTGGCTACTTTATAAACTGAACCTATAATACTTCCTTGATTTATTTCAATTTGTAAAAAATCATTTCCAGCGTTACCTACGCCGACAAATGTAGGCGTTACAATATTGTCGGGTGGAGTAACAACGCCGAAATTGATATACTCATAATCATCGGCAGTAGTATTACAGTGGATTCCATAATCAATATTATTTTGGTCAAAGGTATTGCCCGATGTAGTGTTAGGGTTAACTGTTGTTAAAGCCATAGTAAAATTATCAACTACAGCCCCTAGTCTATTTATTTGTAATCTAAAAACACCAGCACCTCTACACATAGGAGTAGGATCATACATAAAGCAATCGTTAGGGTTAGTAGTTCCTTGTCCAGCAAAAACAGTATTAGGTTCATCGCCAGTTTCTTCAACATCAAAAGCACCTTTATCAACTACGATGGAAGCGTTATTTTCTGCTAGTATACCTCTACGAAATGCTATTTCAGTTTTGGTTTTACCATTAACATCACATTCTATTTCCATACCGATATTACTGGAAATATCAGCATCAAGTTCTTTATTAAGTTCATTCGTTATATTTGTAAGTAAACTAGGAATGTTATTGGGTTCATATTCGCCATGTTCTAAAGTAGCAGATATTCCTCCTTGAAGGGTATCAATTTGGAATTCAATATTGTCGTTTGATGCATCTATAACGATTGAGCCTTCTTGTGTTTCAAGTGATAACGATTTTACTGCTATTTTAGATTTAGGTGTAATAATAATGTCTTGATTAAAGTTATTATCAATCAATCCAGTAGGGTCTGTGGATGTACAGCGAATGAGCCTCATAGTTTCTTTTATATACTAATAGAATAAAATGTTTCATTCTTTAATAGTTGTTTTCTTTTTCAAATAGTATTTTTTACTAGCTTTCTTTAATGCTGTTTTACCTTTCTCTGATTGAAAATATTTTTTCATCGCTATTTTATGTGCGTCTTTCTTTTTTAATTGTTGGTCTAATTTTTCTAATTCAATTTCTAACTCTTCTGCGGTTAAATCATCAATATCAATCATTCTTATATAGTCGTATATATATAATTAAATGTAAAAAAAATGTAATAGGTAAATATTTATTTAGTCTGTATTATGTTGTGTTCGTTTATGACGAGGTATATTATATTTAGTAATTGGTTTATTACAAATATCACAATTTACCTTTTGTTTAAATTGTTCTAATATTTTATCTTTATTATTATGATAATATTCTTTCTTATATTCTTTTATTTTTTCTTTATTATTCTCAGTATATTCTTTAGCTTTTTCATTTAGCATCTCTTTATTATTCTTATAATATTCAGCCCTTTTTTCCTTATTATGATCACGATATTCTTTATGGGTTCTAGTTGGAAATTGACTATTCAAAGTTGCCTTCAATTCGTCAAACCAGTATCTTTCTCGTGTTTCAAGTTCTCGTTTATCATTACAGTTGTAATTTTCTATTTGTATCATACTCCAGTTAGACCAGCCTCCATTTTCTCTTATAAACCGATAAACATTAAAATTATAAGCCTTTCTATTCTCATTATAACAATCGGCTTTATGATTACATTTCCTCCTCGCAAAATTAGTTGTTGAACCTACATATATATCTGTAATGGCTGGATCATTACAGCATAATTTAT